GCAACAGCATATGAACAAGTTTTAGCATCAGGCAATAAAACAGTTGGCGAAGACGCAGTAGGCGCTACAACAATTGCAGTTGATGATGCAGATTTAGCAGACAACGTAATTAACGTTGGCGATATGATTTCTTTCTTTTCAGACTCAGCAGGTGCAACACCTGTCACAGGCGAAACAGGAAATGAATACGAAGTCACTGCTATATCAACAAATAATTTAACAGTTAGATTAAAAGATGACCCTAACGGTGCAGGTGTACAAAACATTATACCTGATGATTCTTTCATCAAAAGAAGATGGCGTTTTGCTGACTTATTTGATAGAGCACCAGGTACATCACCTTACTCTACTGAAAATTCAAAAGGAACAGCAGACGAAATGCACATTGTAGTGTATGACACAACAGGAAGCATCACAGGTTTTGATGTTGACGTTGCAGGTCAAAGAACAAAAGGAGTTCTTGAAACTTATGCGGCAGTGTCTAAACACCCAAGTGCAAAAACACCACAAGGTAATTCAAACTTCTACCCAGATGTTATATTCGCACAATCAACAAACATATATTGGTGTGATCACCCAACAGCAGGTTCAAATTGGGGAACAGATATATCTTCAGGTACAGCGTTTACAGCAATAAATACACCAGTAGTAGATTCACTAACAGGTGGAACAGATGATTACTCATTAACAAATGGGGAAATCTCAATTGCATACAATAAATTTGCAGACGCAGAATCAGTAGATGTTAACTTAATCATCGGTGGTTCTTCATCAATCGCAGCTGACACACAAGCAAACTACGATACACATGGAACAATGTTGATCGATCTTGCTGCAGCTAGATTAGACTGTATGGCATTTATATCGCCACACAGAGCGGCAACTGTCGGAGTAGCAGACCCTGCAACTCAAGCAGTTAATGTTAAAAATGCAGCTGCTACATTACCAAGTTCATCTTACGCAGTTCTTGACAGTGGATACAAATATATGTACGACAGATACAATGATGTTTACAGATACATACCACTTTCAGGTGACATTGCTGGATTATGTGCTAGAACAGATGATGTTGCTGATGTATTTTTCTCACCAGCAGGATTTAATAGAGGAACAATTAGAGGTGCAATTAAACTTTCTTTCAACCCTAATCAATCACAAAGAGACGACTTATACGCTGCAAGAGTTAACCCAGTAGTTAATTTCCCAGGCCAAGGTGTCACCCTATTTGGTGATAAAACTGCCTTGACAACTCCTAGTGCATTTGATAGAATAAATGTTAGAAGATTGTTTATTGTTCTTGAAAAGGCAATAGCAACTGCGTCTAAATTTCAATTATTTGAATTTAACGATGCATTTACTAGAGCGCAATTCAAAAACTTAGTAGAACCTTTTTTAAGAGATATACAAGGTAGAAGAGGAATAGATTCTTTTCAAGTTGTATGTGACGGTACAAACAATACAGGCGTTGTTGTTGATAGAAATGAATTTGTTGCAGATGTTTATGTTAAACCTGCAAGAAGTATCAACTTCATAACACTAAACTTTATAGCGACACGAACAGGTGTTGCCTTTAGTGAAGTAGGAGGAGCGTAATCATGGCAAACATAGATGACTTTAAAGCAAATCTAGCTGGTGGTGGTGCAAGACCTAATCAGTTTAGAGTGACCATTACACCACCTGCAGGTATCGCTACAGGATTGAATGTTAGAAACGCAAGTTTCTTAGCAAAATCTTCAAACTTGCCAGGTCAAACACTTGGCGAAATCCCTGTACCTTTTAGAGGTAGAAATATCTACATCGCTGGGGACAGAGAGTTTGAAAATTGGACTACAACATTCATTAATGATACAGACTTTAATATTAGAAATGCAATCGAGCGTTGGATGAATGGTATTAATGATCTTGCGAATAACACTGGTGTTATCAATTCTGCTGATTATCAATCAGACTTAACGATTGAACAATTAGACAGAGACGATACAACTTTGAAAACTTACATCTTCAGAAATGCATACCCTTTGACACTAGGTCAAATTGATGTTGCTTACGAAACAACAAATGCAATTGAAGAGTTTGAGGTGACTTGGAGATACCAACACTTTGAAGCAAGTGGCGTTAACTTTTAAGAAGACTACTAAATAGTAATAAAAACATAGTAGGAGTATATTATGGCAGAGTTATTCGGATTTAAATTCGAAAAAATAAAAAATACAGCACCAGAGGATAGATTTGTCCAAAAATCACCTGATGACGGTACGGTAGAAATATCGGGTGGTGGACATTTTGCTCAGGTATTAGATATTGACGGAAGAGATCGAAATGATCTTGACCTTATTAGAAAATATAGAGACATTGGACAACAACCAGAGTGTGATAGTGCAATTGAAGATATTGTAAATGAGGCAATTGTTTCAGATGAACGAGACAAGTCTGTTGATCTTGTATTAGATAATTTAGAATACTCAGATAAAATCAAGAAAAGTATGAGACAGGCTTTCGATGAAGTCTTGTCTCTACTTGATTTTGATACTAAAGGACATGACATTTTTAGAAGATGGTATGTTGACGGAAGATTATTTTATCACAAAATTATTGATTCAAAAAATCCTAAACTAGGTATACAAGAAGTAAGATACATTGACCCTAGAAAAATCAGAAAAGTAAAAGCAGTACAGAAAGTACCAGGGCCACAAGGTTCAATCTTAGTTAAACAAGAACAAGATTATTATCTTTACAACGAGAAGATGTTGAAAGGTATGATGAACCAAGGTTTAAAAATTGCAGATGACTCCATTACATATTGTCCGTCTGGTTTAATAGACGCAAACAAAAATCAAGTATTATCTTATTTACATAAAGCAATTAAACCTGTCAATCAGTTAAGAATGATTGAAGACAGTTTAGTTATTTACAGAATTTCAAGAGCACCAGAAAGAAGAATTTTCTATATTGATGTAGGTAATTTACCTAAGATCAAAGCAGAGCAGTATCTAAAAGATGTAATGAATAGATACAGAAACAAACTTGTTTACGATGCAAAGACAGGTGAGATCAGAGACGATAGAAATCATATGTCAATGCTTGAAGATTTTTGGTTACCTAGAAGAGAAGGTGGCAGAGGAACAGAGATCACAACTTTACCTGGTGGTTCTAACTTAGGTGAGATAGATGATATTACTTACTTCCAAAGAAAACTTTACAGATCGTTGAATGTTCCTATTTCAAGATTAGAAGCAGAGCAATCATTCTCACTAGGAAGATCAACAGAGATTACAAGAGACGAATTAAAATTTACTAAGTTTATCCAAAGACTTAGAAAGAAATTTGTACCACTATTCTTAGATATGTTAAGAACACAATTAGTTTTAAAAGGTGTTATTAATGTTGAAGAGTGGCCAAAGATTAAAGAACACATTCAATTTGACTTCTTAAAAGATGGTCACTTTGCAGAATTAAAAGCGCAAGAATTATTGAATGATAGAATTAATATGTTAGGTTCAGTTGAAAACTACATAGGTACTTTCTTTAGTAAAGAGTTTGTTTACAAACAAGTATTAAGAATGACAGACTTTGAAGTTAAAGAAATGCAAGCACAAATGAAACGTGAGTCAGGTGCAGATGTAGATGACGGTGGAATAGATGTTCCTCAAACAGATGGTATTACAAGAGTACCTTCATTTGGTGGAGCACCATTAGTTGCACCAGAACCTGCACAAACACCAGATCAAGCAACAGGCGATGGGCCTGATGCTGACGATATAAATAATACATAATTAAGGAGATTATTATGAGTTCAGAAAAAATAGTAGATGCATTGGCAAAAGGTTCATCGTTAGATGCTGAAGATGCGTTTAAAGAAACAATGAAAACTAAAATTGCAGATGCAATCGAAGATAAAAAGATTGAAGTTGCAAGAGGTTTAGTAAACAATCACATTGATGCGACTCCAGCCGAAACAAGCGAGGAGTAGTAAATTGAGATTTGAAGACTTACATTCATCGATATTCGAAGGTGATGAGTACAAGAAATCTAGAGAATATAGAAAACAATCGCCTAAAATGAAGAAAGCGATTGATGATTTATTCAAAAAAATGGATTCTAAGGGTTCAAATTTCCTAAATAATTTTGAGAAAACAATAACAGATGTTGCAAAACGACATAGAGTACCAGAAAGCAAACTCTATGATTATTTTGAAAAAGAAGCGTCTGACTTTATGAGTTAAGGAATAGAAAATGGCAGTAGTAAAACAAACATTAAAAGATTCAGATTTTGAACATGTAGTCAAAGTCACTACAACAGGTACAAATTCAACTGCAAGTATTGTTGACGCCTCTGCATTAGCAGGAGCTTCTACTGACCCAAGGTTATCAATAGTATCATGTACATGGACAACAGGTTCACAAACAGACATTTTATTTGATGCAACATCAAACGTAGTTGCATTATCATTAAACGGAAATGGCGCAATCAACGGAGGTGCTCAACATCTTCCGTCTATATCAAACAACGCAGGTTCGGGTGTTACAGGTGACATCCTTTTAACAAATTCGTCTGCTTCAGTTGGTACAGTCATTTTACATTGTAGAAAGGTATCGGGTTTCGATAATATAACGTAAGATGCAAACAGTTAAACTAATTACAGAAGCGCAAGACTTTACAACAAATAACTTTTTAATTGAAGAAAAAAATGGCAAAAAAGATTATAAGATTAAAGGTATCTTTATGCAATCTAATATTAAAAACAGAAATGGTAGAGTATATCCAAAAGAAGTTTTAGTAAAAGAAGTTAAAGCTTACAACAAAGAATTTATTCAAAAGAATAGAGCATTTGGTGAGTTAGGACACCCAGAAGGTCCAACAGTAAACTTAGATAGAGTTTCACATATGATTACATCACTTAAAGAAGAAGGTGATAATATTATTGGTGAGGCAAAAATCATGGACACACCAATGGGTAAGATTGTTAAAAGTTTAATGGACGAAGGTGCAACACTAGGAGTTTCATCTAGAGGAATGGGTTCTTTAGAAAACAAAGGTGGTGCAAACTATGTCAGATCAGATTTCAAACTAGCAACAGCAGGTGATATTGTTGCAGACCCATCAGCACCAAGTGCTTTCGTAGAGGGCATCATGGAAGGTAAAGAATGGGTTTGGGATCACGGGTCACTAGTTGAGTCACATGTTGCAGAAGCAAAAGCAAGAATTGAAG